ACTACTCCTAATACTTGATCGGGATTATGATTCCATAAAAAAGGTGCGCCATCATTAAGCCTTTTTAAATTAGCTGCTTCTCTTGAATGTTCTAAAACTTCATTACCAAAATATCTTTCTACAGGTAATTCTGAGCTAAAAGGAAATTCTATTGTTCTATCTTCCTTTTCAACTTGTTTTATTTCTAAAGTAAAATCACGTTGTAATGATTTCTCCTCATAATCACGCTTGTTCATAATTTTCATTAGGTGTTGGTTCTATGTTACTAGATTCTTGCGTATTAGCCTTAACTTCTGTATCAAATACTAAACCTAATTCAGCAGCCATATCAATTTCATTTTTCCTAGTCATTAAAAGTTCCTCTAAATCGCCACCCATTTCTGCAATTACTTGTGATTGTGTTTTTAAACCTGCACGTATTGCTTCTTTTGCAGATTGTACTTCTTTCATTGGGTCTACCCAACCCCAACCTCTAAACAACCATTTAACCATTTTATATTTATTAGGTTCATCTAAATATGTAGGTAGTTGTAAAGTCCCTGACAATACAGCAGCTTCTAACCATTCATCAAAAACAATAGATAAAAAGTTTTCTCTTAATTGAAATTGTAAAGCCTTAAAAGCTTCATGGTCTTGTAGTAAAGATAAACGACTACTAGAATAGTTAGTTTGGCTGTAATCTCTAGAAATACTTTCATAACTACAACCTATACCTGCTGCTAATGCTCTTAACATCGCACGTAAAAAAGGTTCAAATTGTCCATCAGGTGCGTCAAATGTTGGTACATTTACACTTTCACCTGGGGCTAAATATCTAATAGCACCTGGACTCATATCAAATACTCTATCGTCATCTACAACTTCATCACCACTAAGTTCACCTTCTGGACTTTGTATAAATGCCATTAATGAACTACCAAGCCTAGCCCTTACAACTTCTGCTTCTTCATACCCTTCAATATGATGCATCCTATTTAAACTACTACTCATCCAAGGTATACCCCTTGTTTGTCCTGGTCTTTCAACTCTATATAAATGTATTACATCTTTAGCATCTACTAAAACATGAGTATCTTTAGTAGTTGGTGTTTTTATAAACAAAGTATCTCCAGGATGCCTACTAAAAAATGCGTATTTAATAGGTCTTTGCCATTCGTTAACTAATACGCCCATTCTCCATTCTTGATTCTTATTAGTAGATTTGCCTGTGTAATCTTCATCACACATATCTGCTTCTAGCACTTCTAGAGCTAAAGGTACAGTTGATCTACCAAACTTTTTACCTCGAATGATTCTTATAAAACATTCACCATCCTGTACCATACTATGAACAGCTAAACGTGTAATATCGTCAAAACATAATTTACCAGCAGTATTACAACTATCTTTGTAACCCCATTCTTTCCAAGCTTTTTCAACAATACTATTCATCCTACTATCTAATTTACCTCCCCTTTGCATCCTTACCTGTGATTGCAATTTAACACCAGTACCAACAATATTATCAACTATATTTCTTACAGCTTGCTTGCAATAATCAACATCATTAACAAGTTGTCTAGATCCATTTCTTAACCTTTTTAAATCTCCTTTTAATGCACTATCAGCACTATTAGTAGTACGAACCCATCCGCTAGTTAATCTATCTAGTTTTGCACCAGCAAATGTTCTTTTTTTTATTGGTCGTGGGTTAGATCGCCACAATTCACGCCATGCTGTTTTGATACCCATTAGTTAAACCTCACTAACATTTGATGCGGGTTGCCTTGACCATTACGTATTAATTCTGCTTTTTTCTCTAAATTTAACTGATATTTTAATTGACTTCTTAAAGCTGTTAAATCAGCTAAATCATATTTTTTAAGACTACGACCACCAATAGAATATTCTTTAACAGCACCATCTGTTAATAAAGTTCTTATTGCAGTTTCTACAGTATCTAAATCTTGTTCAACTTGTGATTTTGCTTGTATAGAACTAACACCACCTGTATAAGCAAGACTTTGTAAAATTTGTACTGAACCACTACCAACATCATATTTCAATGCACCTTTTGTAGCTTCTGCTTGCCAAAAATAATCACCTGCAGCTATACCTGTATTACCAGCAGCAACATCAAACTGCCAACCTGTGCCATATGTACTACCAACAACAGTTAATCCACTTGCATTATTAGTACGTATATAAAATGTTAACGCCCATGTGTCTGTACTTTGTATAGCATCACCATAAGGATCTACTAGACTATCTTCTCTCCAAGTCCAAGTACTACCAGCACGTAAAGATTTTGGAATGTTCATAAATAACTACCAATTTGTGACATAAGAAGATTTTAATTGCTTCTTATTTGATCTTAGCGTGTTTTTGCTATTTAAATTAGTGTTATTTAACAACTTTTTAGCATAATTAGTAAAAAATAAGCCTTTAGGAACAGTTTTTAAGAGCAAATAGTACATACTGAAGGCATATACGCAACAATCTAACTTTTCTACCGCTTGATTTGGTTTTTTCTCATATGTACTAACTGGATAACCTTTTTTATTTGTTTTTAGCGTTCTATATTCGCCTGTTAACTCTTTAAAGTATTCTTCTGTTGTTTCTGCGTGAAAATGGATTTTTTCTTTAGATTTTATCTTACTAAAGATTTTATCCTTAATATCCTCTGTATTTATTATATACACTATACCAGATTTTTTTCTAACTCGACCACTATAATTAATATCTACCTTAGTTCCTTTACCAATTATCGGTACACCACTTCTACTACTACCTTTAATAGCAATTACGCCCTGCCCTCTACGTTTTGTACAGTAGTCATAAACAGATTGTGTAGCTAAACCTCCTGAGTCCACCGCACAACCGCTAATTTTTAATTTACCTCCGTCTGGATGGTCAAACGTTTGAGTTAACAATATATCTAAACCTTTCCATACCTCACCTTGGTTAGGATCACCATAAATTATTGTATGGTCTATTAAATACATTTGTTCACCAATTCCAGAAGGATCAGCACCAAAACCCCAACAACTAATTTCTAATCTTTGTGTAGCAGATCCCATACCACCCTGTACATCAACACCAAGACATAAACAGACAACATCTTTAGGAATTTCACTAGGCAGGTAATTTTCTCTTATTTGTAATAATGACTCTGCATTTAATTTAGATTGATATTCATATGAAAATGTTTCTGCTTTTCTTGTATTAGTCCATGTACGCATTAAAGCAGGGTCATCTTTAGCCTTTAAAAATTCATCTACCATTTCTGACCATGAAAACCAACCTAGAGGGCTATTTAATCCATTAAGCCAAAAGCCAGCAGTTTTACCTGCATTTTCTGGTTTTGTTGCTCTCCATTCTCCTTTACGTAACATTGTAGTCTTTGCAGTTTCATCAAATTGTTCTTTACATACTTCACATTCATATTTAACAGTACTTAAATCTTTATTTTCCCATTTAAGTTGATCAAAATTTAAAACTTGAAATGCACCACAACATGGGGCAGGTACATAAAATTTACGTTGGTCACTGTTTTCATATTCTGCTTCAATTCTTGAAAAATCTTTAATTGTTGGTGTAGAAGTTAGTAATATCTTTTTTTTTGTATAATTACTTGCACGTTTTTCTGCTAATGCAACAGGATCACCTTCACCTTCAACATCTCCAGGATATGCATCAACTTCATCTAATCCAATATATTTAGCTGGCATTGATCTTAAAGAGCTAGCACTATTAGCACCAGTTAAAATTAATATGCCACCAGGAAATAATTTTGCTAATTGACTATTGCCACTATCTCTACTTCTAGGCGGTGGTATCTTTTCTGCTAAACAAGGTGTATCTTGTAACATACTTTCTAATCTTTGTTTACTTAACCTTTGTGCCATTTGTAGAGTTGGTTGACACATAAGCATAGGTGCAGGGGCATGATCTATACAATATCCAATCCAATTATTCATAGTTTCAGTTTTTCCTAATTGCACCGCAAACATCATTACAACCCTTTGTGTAGAACTGTTAGTTGATAGTTCTTCCATTGGTTGACGTAAAAAAGGTGTTCTATCTACGTTATATTTACCAGGTTCAACAGAACCACGACTAGACAACACACGATATTTAGCAGCCCATTGATCAACAGTTAATAATTTTTGTGGTTTTAATCCTGTATAAAACCCTTTTTCCCATGCGTTCATACTATTGCTAACTCTTCTAGTGCCAATTTTTGTTCTTCTATTAATTGTTCTAGTGCAACTCTATGTTCTTCAGTTAACAATTTATGGATTATCTGAGGATCAGTCTCACCTGCAATTTGATTTGCCAAACGATCAGCAAGATTAAATAAACTTTCTCTTATAGCTCTACCTACTTCAAAACTACTTTTAGTTATGTCAGAAACAAGTATTAGCTCATTTTTCTTTTGCTCAACATCTAATCGTGCTAGTTCTGCTAAAAAATGTTCTCTTTTGGCCTTACTTTCTCCATAATTAGGAATTTCATCAATTGTCTTACCATCTATTTCTTTTTTTAACTGTTTTCTTACAGTTGTATCTTTACTTGGTGGTGCTTGTATGTCCCATAATCTAAATGCTTCTTCTTTATGTATCATTCTTTTGCCATTATGGTTTACAACTGCACCATC